TTTCGTATTGTCAACGCAAAACCGACCAAACTCACCGCCCTTCTCCGGACGCCATTCGCAGATACCAACTCCAAAGCCGGCACGGTCAACCAACGTCAACACATCATCCGGCCTCAGCAACTCGGTATCGACTTCAAACTCAACATCGATCGACCACTCATCCCATTGCGGGCGATAACGCATATCGGTCTGAGACATTCCCACGCGGACCATATCCTCCCGCATCGTCGGTTCTTCCGGCGAACGCAACTCGATTACCTTGTTTGGGTCTTCGGTTTTCAGGAACAACGCTTTACGCACTAGCGTCCTCTCGATCCCTAAGTCCCTATGGGCCGCGTTGATGATCGCCGCTTTCAGTGCCAGCCCTGGAACGCCGTAGGCTCCTTCGCTTGTTCGGTAGATTGCCGCTTCCATCTCGTCCTTCGGGTTGCGAACCTCTCGATTCTTGGTCTTTTTCCCGGCGTGCTTTTCACGCATCTCCCGCTTTGCCTTTTCGCTCCATTGGTGCGTAATCAAAGGCGATGTCCCCTTGATCGAAAATCGCATCAGTGAACGCGAAATAGGCTTTAGATTGACTTTATCTGCCATAACAAAACTCCCTCATCCTGTGCCGCGTTTGTCCGGTCGCAGCGTTCCCGGTGCCTTTCGGCGTGTTTCAATTACTCCGCCACCCGATAAACATTTGCCGCAACGCCAGTCACCTTACATTGCCGCTTGCCGACGATTTCGATTTCGCCGCTCTTCACCAGTTCTGCCGCTCGCTTGCGGATCGATTCACGAAGCGTATGATCGCCCGTCGCGTGCCAAGCCGCCTCGTTAGCCGTCGACTGGCCAAGCTTGACCAGCGACTGAAGGAACATCCGCCGCAGCCTAGTGAGCGAAGGCTTGATATGCTCCGCCGCTAGTTGGCTAGTATCCGGGTCGCTGCTGCGAGCCGAGGCCCAGGCAAACAAGTCTTGGCTACTCATCGCTTCCCCCGATCAGCCCAGCAATATCGATCGGGTCGGCCTTGATCGGTTGCGATACGGCAAACTGCTCGTCGTCTCGCTCGAAGGCTTGCACAATCTCAGCCGAGAGCGGTATCCACTTCGAGGCTCGGCGGAATACCGTCTTCTTCGCCATTTCCGCGAAGTCAGTCACCCACGGCCCGGAGTTACCAGCCCGCGACCGTTTGCGAATCGCCTCGATTTCATCGCGGCTCATCAACTCGCATTTGATGGCACCGTTGACCAGCTTGATGTAGGCATAAGCCCCGACAATCTCACCGGCGGAAGTCGGCTTACCTTCGTTGCGGAATGCCCACGGCGTATGCTGCTTGACCTCGCCAAGGCTGAACTCGAACAGGTCGCCTTCGCGTATGACGTCGCAGTGAATCGAAAGGATCTTTTCCGATCGATAGGCCAGAGCAACGATACCCTTATAGTCCAGGACCAGCGTGCACTCTTTTCCGTACGGGATGAGGTGAGCATGCCGGCCATCTGGCTCCAAGCCCCAGGCGGACAGGTCGAGCAGGCACCGAAAGAAACTTTCAGGCGTACACTCCGCAAGCTTCGGAACTCTGGCAAGGCATGTCGTCGCGATCCTCGCCATTCGTTCCGCCGTCATGTGCTGCGGCAACGCTCGGCCAATTTGCTCAAGCATCGACGGTGCGGCCAAGTACTCGCGGATAGAATGTTTCTTGGGTTGTTCGGTTGTAATTGCGTTCATTAAACAAGCTCCTCGCTTTCGATAGACTCGGACAAATCAAACAGACCAGCCTGCTCTGGCTCAGACTCCAAAGCCTTTTTGACATTTCGAACTGCCTGCTTGTAGTAGCTTGACTTAAGCTCAACTCCAATGGCGTTTCGCCCGTTCAGCAACGCTCCATATACTTCGCTGCCGACGCCCATGAACGGGGTAAAGACAACTTCACCAGGGTTTGACCGAAGCACGACAACTCGTTCTATGACATCCAATTGCAGCGGATGCACGTGCTTTTCATCATCAGGCTCGCGAGATTCCTTGTATGGCAAAACCCTGTCGATTCGAACATCGTCCCAGAATGCCGATGCATACTGCCGCCAGATCCAATGGCTATACCGATTCTCAGTTTGCTTCCCTCGGTGCCCTCGGTATTTCATCAACTCATCGGGAACATTTCTGGAACCTGCGTACCAGTGAAGTCCAGTTGGGTGAGCAATCGGAACTGGGTTAGTTCCCTTTTTGCGAAAGAGAAGCAGATAATCGGCAGAAGCCACATCGCATAAAATCGAGTCGTCTACGATTTGCTTATGGGCAAGACCTTTTGCCATTGTCCTAAGACGCACTCCCAGCGGCTCCTTCCATACGCAGTGTCTTGCAATGTGTCTAAATCCAAACCGTTCATGAAGCCGAATAATGTCGCCAGGGAAATCCACAAGACGCCGAGCAAACCCTTCGCCCTCTGGAACGTCCATGCAATGAACCGCAGTAACGCGACCAGGAATGGTTGTCCGTGCAATTTCTTTTACGAGAAACTCGTAGTGGTCGAAAAACTCTTGGTAGCTGCGGCAGTTGCTCATATCTCGCTCGCTGCTGCTGTAGTTGTATAAGCCGCAAAAAGGAGGGCTATATACAGAGAGATGGATCGAATCATCTGGCAGCTCGCGAATGACATCGCAGCAGTCGCCGTTGTAGATCGCATATCGATCGGTGATTTGTTGATCAAGCACTTTGGCCACAGTATTCCCCACTAAAAAAAGAAGGCTTCATAACGTTCATTCCGAAAGTGATTTCCTTGGATATTGCCAGCTCGTTGTTCATCTCGGCGACGAGACTTTCAAACATCAGCTCGCATGCTTTAGCTTTACGCTTAAGATTTTCAAAAACGTCGGCTTCTCCCTCTGTCGTTACCGTGTCGACAAGTACAGATCGCTTCTGTCCAAATCGCCAAAATCTCCTGACGCATTGGTAGTACTGCTCGAATGAGTGCGAAGGGAAGTACGTCATGTGGTTGCAATGCTGCCAGTTCATTCCAAATGCCGCGATCTTGGGCTTGGTTATTAGTCGCTTTACCTGTCCACTGCTAAAGGCGATAAACTTTTCTTCTTTCTCGTCATCGCTGTCATTGCCGCTTACCTGGACAGAATCGGCGATCATCTTTTCCAGCAGATCACCTTCTTGGTTTAGATGGCACCAAGAAACAGAGTAGTCCTTGCCTTCGACAAGCTCGGCGGCTTTTTCGCATCGCTCAACAATCGTCTGCTTCTTTTCCTTGCGTTGCTCTGCTAGTCCTTTCGCCGGTATCACAAACAGCATCCCAGGTGCTGGCTTGCTCGCTTCAATCAAGATCTTTTCCTCGACCAATCCAGGAAGAACAAAATTCCTATCGTCAAATCCAAGGTCGCTTGGCCGTCTTAATGCTCTTGCCCACGAGCACATCCATCTCCAAAATGGCTGCTCTGCATGCGACTTAAACCGCCACAGTCCATCGAAAGCACGACCAGTTGCAAACGCTCTTGAATTCGGATGCAAGCTGCCTTCTTTGTTAGTAAAAAACATGCCCAGCATGTCCATGTACCCAAGCTCTCCAAGAGCCTCGCTGCTTGTACCCAACTCGACGTAGTCATTCGGAGCCGCTGTTGCTGTGCACAGAAGACGATACTTCATCATTCGCATGAACTCGGTGATTGCAGCTTTCGTCGCACCTTCAAAGTTTTTTAGGATTGAAGACTCGTCGCAAACCATTCCAGAAAATGCAGACTTGTCAAAGTGGTGCAATCGCTCGTAATTTGTGATAAAGACCTTTGCCCCATTCGCCTTGCCATCGCTTGACCGGCTTGCATCAATTCCAAATTTCTCTGCCTCTTCTGCGGTCTGATAACCGACAGCTAGCGGCGTTACGATCAAGACTGGCTTATTTGTTTTGCGAACTACATTGTCGGCCCAGACGAGTTGCATAAGCGTCTTGCCCATTCCGCAGTCGGCAAAAATTGCTGCCCTTCCTTTTTTAATTGCCCAAGATGTCAACGATTGCTGGAAGTCAAACAAACAGTCAGGAAGATAAATCGGCTCAAAGCCGTGGAATCCGCTTATGTGACGCTTGTTGTCTATAAAATCTTCGTACTCCATGATCGCTCCCTCGCTAGTTAAAGTAGTATTTCGGCAGGCTAAGCACGTTCACGCCTTTGGCGTGGTCGCTCGTCCAATCGTTGTGCTCGGTGCGTGTCCGAAGCTCCTCGATCAGTTGGCAGACTTCGGCCAAGCCGGTATCGACTGCGACTGCATCCAGCTCGTAACAGGCCGCGATATACGGCTCGCTGGTGGACACGCAAGCAAAGACAAACCGAGGGCGAACGCCGTACAGAAGCTCGACAGCCTGGCTATACATCGCCGCCTGGCGGTGGTAGCCGTAGTTAGCGACAGATGAAGCAAACGCTCTCGGCGAAACGTCGCTGGTGGTCTTAACGTCGAGGATCAGCGTCCGCGAATGATGCACCAAGTCCAGCTTGCTTTTGCATGGTGTATCAAACAGGTCGAAGGTTAGCTCAAGCTCGACATCACACTGAGAGCGGAAGACCTGCTTGCACTCGCCATGATTCGTGACAGCCTCGGCCATTTTCATAGCTTGTTCCCACGACTCGTAGTCGATCAGCTCCTTACCTTGATGCTCGCAAACAATCCTTTCGTATATCGCTTTACCTTCCTTGGTCCGACGGTCGACCTTTGGGACGCAAGCGTACTTGTTTGGCACCGTCTCAGGCTCAAGAATCAAAGCGTGAACAAGGCTGCCTAGCTTCATCTGCGGCGTCGGCTGCCGCTCATCCAGGCCGAGGATATACCGGCGATGGTATAGCTCAGGCGATTCCTTCAGCAGGCTCAACATTGAGTTGCTAACTCTGGAATGGTCGCTGTAGTAGTTCATGCTGCCACCCCGATCAGGAAGCCAATCAGGCCAGCGGTGAGGCTAACCATCAGATACGCAGACACAACATCGCTGCGTGTCGGTGGCGGTGCGACCTTTAGCAACTCCTCGCAACTTTCGTAGCAATCAGTCCAACCGTCTCGCCAGCCTTCTTGGTAGTCTTGATTTCGCGTCATCGATCTTTTATTTGTCAATGCGACCATTTCTTATCCTCCCCATCGATTCCTGAACTTGTTTCAAAACCTCGTTTGGTACTCGGCCATGCGTTCGCTTTAGCTCGAGATACGCTCGCCTCTCGGCCTCTTCCTTTGGCAGCTTGCCATCATGTTGTTGGATCGCCGCCCGTTCGTTCCAAAGTTCCGTTAGGTCCTCGTCCGTCATCCTCTTCGGCCAACTCCTCTCGAAGAATCTTCACCGCTGGCGGTGCTGTGATGCCGAGCTGCACTCGGCCACCGCGAATCGAAACGACTCGCAGCCGGATCCCGCCGTCGATCAAAATCACTTCATCTTCCTTGCGACTTAGCACTAACATCATCGATCTCCTTATCTGGTTAATCTGCTAGAAACTTCCTGTTAGAAACTGTGATTTTCGTCGTCTTGATTTCCTCGACGGGCTTAGCCTTGGTCGTGTCCCACTCCTTCGAGTCATCTGGATGGAAAAGCTCGTAGCCTTGCTCGACCCGCTGCCGAAGGACTTCGATCTTTGCTTCGCTGCCGATTGGGTGTTGCGTTGGCGTGCCAAGTCCGCGAGGAACGAAGTCCTCGTCGTGTCCCTTTAGAAGGATGTCTCTTGCCACCGATGGATAGAGCCTCTCGGGCTTAAACGTCGGGTCGCCCTGTGCATGCAGCCAGCTGTCGTATGCTGCCGATGCAACCCAGACGTAGTTAAGCTTCTTTCGACCCTCGACGCGAAGCCAGCGTTTCTGCCGGCATTGCGTGATATAGCTGATCGCTTGCCGAGCGTCGCAATCCATGAACTTCTGAACGTCCTTGACCGTGATTCCGGCATTGCCTCGCATCTTCGCGAGTACCATGATCTTTGGATACTTGCCGATCTTTTGCATTCCGTTGACGCTGATCATCATGTTATCGGGATGAATTAAGTGCGTCGGAAATAGCTGCGTCGATCTCGTCTGGGGACACGCTTTCTGTCGCATACTTGGCAAACACATGCCAACGGCCTCGCGGTTCTCTTGCCAAAATTGGCTCGCAATCCTGAAACACAATTGACACAACTTCGACATAATCCAACGACTGCATAGCGTTTGCGATTAGCAGTGCCGTAAAATCATCTGACCCTTCCCGGACAATGATTGAATCCATGACTCACCCGATAACAAAAAATTGCACGGGAGCGACGGGCCAACCGTGTTTTGAATGGGGGCTTTACTCGCCGTCGCCCCGTGAATTTATACGTTCCACGGACCTACCGACGCCTATCGTAAACGTCAACAATCCAAAAATCCTCGTTCGGCTTGAGCCGCTTCTGAAACTCGTCCAGCGTCAAATGCGACTGCTCGCCGCCATGCTGCCGAATCTCTTGCAGCATCCAACGCTCCGCGTCGTCTGCGCTGCTAAACAGGTGAACGCCATCCGTGAAACCTACGGTTTCCACGTAGACGACCACGGCGACCGTGCCCGTTGGGCACATCGCTTTGCACAACGCATCAATGCGTCGTCGGTCCTGGTCTGACAATTCAATCGTAAACGTGTTACTTGCCATCTTTGTCCTTTCCAAAAAACTTTCGCATTTGAGGATCTTCTTCCATGAAAACCTGGAAGCACTCTTCAAGAGACTCGCATTTAGCGTATGGGTCGTTTTCGTGCTGCTGTTTGATTTCATACTTAATCGAGTTGCACGCGACCTGATACCAGAACGCTTTGCGTTCGTATGACTTCGCGGCCCCTTCGTGGCCTTCTTCATCGAAAAACTTTTGCATCCTTACGTTGTAATCTCGCTCTGCTTCCATCTGCTTGAGCGATGTTTCCAAATCTTTAACGCTCTGCATCATTCTTCCCAAACGTCTTTGCCGGTTTGTTTCTGAAACTCACGATCCACTTTTGCGACTGGCCGAGACTTCGACCGTCGCGTGTAATACTTCTCGCTTCGCAACTCTTCCCAATGCTTTTGGTCTGTCACCGACCACACCGAAAACGGCGGCGGTGTTTGACCTCGCATGATCGGAAACGGCGTGCCTTCCCAATGTCCAACCAACACCCAGAAGACGACAGGCCGTGGAACAATGGGTTGTACCGAAGTCGCGGCCAACGTTTTTTCATTTTGCATAGTCTTTTCTCCGCGACTCGGTAAACCCAAGCGATCACTCCTAATTTCCAAACGGGCTTTGGCACCGTGCCGCCGCCCGCCGCAACGAGCCAGAAAAGCTTGAAAACACTCTCGCTGCGTTTATGAAGTCGCCCAGGAATCGAACCTGGCTCCCAACTGCTGGTGTAAACCGTGGCGGATCGACCTCGCCTGCGTTGGGTCCGATGTTCCGGCGAGGCACCAGCCCCGCGACCTCAGTCTCAAAACCACGCCCGAACCCAATCCCTCGGACTCATCATGTGAACGGGCGGAAACTCCTACTTGGCCATACTGGCCAGAAGAACAAACTCGATAATGCCAATCGGAAAGAGTGCGAACAAAAACGCCAAATCGATAACGTCCATTCGTCTAGTCCTTGTGGTGTGCAGAGTGCGACCACTGAGCAAGAATGCTCAAGAGTCGTTCTTTAGTGATCGCAACCAGTCGCCTTCGACAGCTTCTTGATTGCGGTGGTAAATGTATCGGCTACCTAGAACAATATCAAGAGGTTATTTTGAATTTTTCTTTCCTGGGTTTCCTCGAGGACGTCGCTCCCTCAAATAACGATCGCACTCTGCCTTTGAAAAAAGCATATAAAGTCCAATCCTTTTTGATGGTTTCATCAGCCCTCGTTTGACATACTGTTGTACTGTATTTTCAGACAGCCCCATGTATTTTGCAGCCTCGCGGGATGTGTAAAACACGTCGTGCTTTCCTTGAATTGTCATTTTCATGGTTCCTATTGTAGCTGCGTGACGTACAATACAAAACAAAGAAAAGCCGTCACGGGTCGAAGATGACCGAAGAACGACGGCCAAACCGCAACGGCTTTTCTTTTTAAAAAGGCGGCCCGAAGGGTAGCAGAGGAACCAAGAACGCAGGTCCCAACCTTCGAACCGCCTTATTTTCAAACAGTAGGGCTGACAGGAATCGAACCTGCACTCCTTTCGGAACTAGATCCTAAGTCTAGGCCTGGATGCTGCGGGTTCCCGCTTTTCCCCCGACTGTCAGATTGACTTTTCAAGCCACGAAGTATTCTGGCTTTTTTTGGGCAAGGAGGCAGTGAGTTAGAATTTTTTGGGGGGACATTCTGTGAAACTTTTTGACCTATGCGACAGTCTGGCCGACGCTCGGCCAATCGCGAAAAACACGCTCGCAAATTACCGGCGGGCGACAATCTACTTCGGCAATTTCTTGGGCCGACATGCGGCGGTTGAGGATCTCGACGAAGGCCGCGTCAACCAGTGGCTGCGGAGCTGCGAAACTGACTACGACGTTTCGTATATCCGCAACCTTCGCCGGGATTTGCTGGTGGTCTGGCGGTTCGCCGCGGATTGCGAACTGGCCCGCCAGCCTCGAGCTAGGATGATCCGCATGCCAAAAGTACCACGAAAAAAAGTAGTGGCATGGCCGCTTGATTGGATTCGCCGGTTGCTTGTCGCCTGCCGGCTAATGCAAGGCGACCTCAAAGGCAAGGACGCTCGGGTGTCCGATTACGATGAGGCCTACTTTAGAACTCAGTTTGACTTGTTGTGCCGGCCAACGGATCTTCGGCAGTTGACATGGACGCAAGTTCGCGGGGACGAAGTGCATTGGGTACAGAACAAAACCGGCCACGAATGCCGGGCCAAGCTAATGCCGGAGACAGTTGAGGCACTCAAGCGAATCCGTCACCTGGATACGATCCGAGTTTTCCCGCTTAGCAAGTCGGCCACTGAGAATTTAATAGGCCGCGTGTTTCGCTCGGCCGGGATAAGCAAGCCGCGAGGCGAAAGCCTAGGGCATGCTCGGCATACTGGCGGATCGGAAATCGCCAAAGACAAGGGAAACGACGCTGCGAGGCAAGCCCTCGGGCATACGGCGGATAACTGCCTCGCAAAATGCCCTGCGCTTGCTTACTGGCCGCAGCTAGAGACAAAAGCCCGCCTCGAATCGATTTCGGAGTGGGATTTGTTCCGTAATTACGAAGCTTGTCCGCCAACAGCAAGCGACGAAGAGCTTCGCTCATTCCTCGAAACCAAGTCGATTCCCCAGTGCGCGTCGTGTCCTAGTAGGCGCGTCGCGTTTCATCATCCCAGTCCCTTGCAAAGGAGTAACTTGCAATGATTGATAAGTTCAAGCCCAAACTACCTCGTTTGCCGTATCCATTCATTCCGCCCTTCGATCCGCCATCAGAACAACCACCCTATGTTCCACCTAAGAGTCCTGGTGGCGAAGGCGGAGGATCACCAAGCGAAGACCCAGGCCCACGTCCACCATGGTGGCCCGAGGATTGGCCTTGGCCGCCTCCACCGGATGAACCTGTGGTTATCGAAGCGCCGCCACCACTACCCAACATCGTCTGGCCGCGGCTCCCACCGGATCATCCCTATCACTTGCCACCAGGTTATCACTATCCCGACAACCTGCCCGAGGGCCATCCAGGTCACTATTACCCTGGCATGCCACCATATCCGGTGATTGCCCCCTGATCCCGGCGACTCTCTGTCCAGCGAAGATATCTATCTGTCTTCGCACGCATGAGCGTTACCTTGGGTTAGACCCGACGAAGGACATTGAAGTTCGCTGAGAAAGCCAGCTTCACACCTTAAAAGCACTGCGGGCGACTCTGAATGCCCGCAGTACTCGATGACCCATACCTTCGATGCCGAGCGGACTCCAATCTTCCTATCTACGGATATTTGGAGTATGGGTCACATGTGATTCCACAGTTGAAACGATATACAGGCAGATATCGCGCATTCGCTCAAACTTCGTAACGATGTCATCTTTTGTGTAACCTCTAGCCGGGTTTTCGAGCTGCACTATCTCGACCCAGCCATCCCGCCGACCCAGTCGTATTCCGGATGGTATGCCAACTGAGGCAAATTGTCACGGTAAATAAATTTCCGAAAATTCCGTTCTCGTGTCGTTTTTTGTGTCTTTACTTGTGCTCGTTTTTCGATATAAATATAGGACACAAGCGACGGACAGGCCGAAGCGAGAAACGAAAACGGGAGACGGAAAGATGACGATTCAAAAGCAACTCGAACAACTTGCAACAATCATGCAAGCACGCGAAACGATTCCAGCCTCAGCAGCGGAAAAGTTTCTCGACTTGCTAGATAAAGCACCGAAGGAAGCATTGGAAATGCTTGTGTCTCGCAAGGTAAAGTTTTTGTGGATGCCCGCTAAGAGGCGGCTGGTAGAAAAATTTGGAGCGATCTAACCATACACCGCCCGCCGCCGGGATGGGCTCCGGCTTTTCAAAGGTTAATTTATGAACAACTCAAGCTTTGAAGTGTCAATAAAGTTTGAAATCAATGAACACAAAGTATCGATGTCGTCCGGTTTGGATTATGAAAAATCAAGTGGATCTTCACACCGAGGTTTTGTTTTTGGCAATTGCGTCGTTGAAGTTCTCGAATCATTAAAGCCGCATTTTGAAGGCGATGAGTGGAAAAGTTTTTTGCTTAGTTTGTCGCAATTGAAAGAGAGCGAGAATCACTAAGTATGGCTTATCAACACGCCAGCCGCCGGGATTGGCTCCGGCTTTTTAATGGGGACAAATCATGAGCTATAGCAAAGCTTGCGAAATACTAGGATTCACCACGCCCAAAAGCTTGGAGCAAAACGCAGCCTTGGCAAAAAGTCGGCTACAAACGATGGCTGTCGGCTGCCCGCTTCGCTACGGCGTTGCCTGCTTGGTTTTGATTCGTGCTGCGGAGCAAACCAAATCATGAAATTAACCGAACTTATCCGCGATCTCGAAGCCTATCTCGAGCTGGGCGACGATACAGAAGTCGAACTGCTCGCCGAGATTTCGACCGGCAAACCAACACAGATTATCGGATTAGTGTGCCCGCAAAAGCTTGGGCAGTCCAAAGGCGACGAGCCAGCCACCGTCTACATTGTCGAAGGAGCAACAGAGTGAGCGACAGAATCGAACGCATTGCCAGCCGGATCAAGACACTTGGCCAAGCCGCTAGGCTGTGGGATTGGATCGACCACCAGGACGAGCCAGAGCAACTCTGGGCCGCGATGGCCAAGGCGGCTCCCTGGTGTTTTGCTGACCCGACCAAGCCAAACAGCCTACGAACAATTCGAGGTATCTAATGCCACGACCACCGCACCCAACCCGGCCATTTGAGCCGTTGCCGACTCGAAACATCGGACGCATTTCGAACGAGGACTGGGAAGCCTACAAGGCGGCCGCCTACGCCTCAGGAAAAACGCTCAGCGAGTGGATCAGGGAAACGCTAACGCGAGCGGCTAAACGGCAGGCAAAGGCTTCAGAACAGGAATAGCCGGCTGGTATAGGTCGCACCGACCGGGCTGGCAGACGACGATTTCGCGAAATGGCACTTCGTCTGAGCTAAGCTTGGTTCCGTCCAGCAGGTTGATGCCAAAATACTTGGCCGGCTGGTAGGCAGTACAAAATGCCGGCTCAGCCGCTGCTGTTGGCCGAATGAGCCGCGTGCATCGATACACTTCTCGCTCCCCGTTGCACCCGCAATCGAGCCTTCCAACCTTCTGGCCTCGGTGGACGCACGGTATCGGTGATGAGTGTACGATCGACTTGCGGGAAGTCTTCACCGTCGCTGTGGGTAGCCGTTTCTCGACGTATGGAACTGGCGATGGCAAACCTTGGCCGCAGCATTTAGTCCGACCGAAGTTGCCTGTTCGGCTGAGATAGGTTCGCTGGCAGGTCGGGCAGATTGCTTGGAACATTTTACACCAGCGGCAAAAGCTCGATGGTTACGGTGGTTGCTTTGCAAATGTCAAAATAGCCAGTGGTTTGGGCGTTAGCGTAGGTTGTGAGTTCGCTGAGCTTGAATGAGTCGGCTTGTCTATCAATGTTCGGCTTGCAGGTCGTCGCCCCGGCTTCCTGGCATCCGTCCCAGTTGCAGCCGAAAGTTCCGTCGCTCAGCGTAGTGTCGCCAGTCGGTTGCAGGATCTTGATTCTTCTTGAATCCTGGTCGCACATGTCTGGGTTGTAGTTTGTCGAGTAGTCGCATTTATAAACGTTGCAACCAGGTTGCCCGTGCCCGATGCTGTCGGCAAGCCCAAGCCTCGTTATCGACTCATCTTTCAAATAAAACTCGAAGAATCCAGACGCGTACTCTACGTCGTCAGCCGGCGACTCAAACGTTAGCTCAACCGGATCATACTGAATTTCGCACCAATCCACCTCGACCGTCTTTGACTGCACGGTTGTCTCGTCGTCGACTGGTTTTGTTGTGCAAATTCCTTCGACAAACGGGTAGGCATACTTAACATCGGTGCAACCAGTCGCGTCGTTTTCCATACTAGGGCAAGGGTCGGTATCAACGTCGCCATTCACAATTACCGATGCAATTCCACAAACATCGTCAAGCTCGAGCATTGCTCGGGTGATTCGCGGCTCCCCGTCGTTGTAGGTGCACGAGTCGACCTGCGTCCAAGTGTAAGTGGTTTCGGCTACGATGTTGACCGTCCAGGCTCCTTCGTGAATTTCAAACGGACAGCACTCAAACGCATCGCAAACATACTCAGAAAATTCTTCCAGTTCCCAGTCGATGTTGCAAATCTCAAGCGTATAGAAAAGCACCTTGCGATTGATAATATCGACGGTGACATCCGTTGCGGTGATTGTGATTTCGGCATAGACGACGGTGATCGGCGTATATCGCTGGATCAGCTTTACGCCAGTAGTCCAAATGGCTGTAGATGTGGTCGTGCTTGCCGGCGGTTCGCACTGCCCAGGGCAATCGCCAGTCTGTCCGTTCTCGTCGGCGTAGGCACAGTCTGGCTCGACGCCGCCTAGCAAATCCGGCCCAGGTGCCTCACAGTCCCAGCACGTGCAATAGAGAACCTTGCAAGTCGAGGTAGCTCCGTCGCAATCAAGAGCGTTAACAGTCTGCCACCATTCAATCGTCTCCGACTGAGTTACCGGAGTACCAACAGAAACAGCCACCGGGAAACGAATTGTCCTTGAACAGTTTTGACCCTGAAAGGATCTTGTGTCGGGAAGCTTGACGATCTCATCGCCGGCCGTCAAAGCTGGGTCGGGATCGACGATAACCGTGAACTGATTTCCTGGATTATTGACGGTCGCAATTGTGTAGGTGACGCTATTGATCTGAACTTGCTGGCCAGCGGTGAACGTTGTCACTCCGTCGTGAGTGATGGTCAGCGTGTCTGTCCCGCCGTTGTATGATGTTGACACGACCTCGGGCCGAATCAACAAATCGTCATAGGTGCAATTTCCGCAGTCGGTGTTGACAGTGTACCGATAGCCTCTGATCGGCAAACTGCATGAAACGCACCCGCAGCAGTCGCAGCCAGGATTGTGCTTCTTCAATCCCATCAGGCACCGCAGTCTTCAAGAATGATGACCCACTTTCCGCTGCCGTACTCGCGAGCCACAAAGATATACTTGCCAGTATCGACCGATGATGACGCCACGTTGTAAACGTCGATTTCAGCGGCGTCCGCAAAGTCTTCTATCTCTTCAGCTACTCCAGGCTCGCCGGGAATATATTTGAGGGTAGCCTTGCCTTTTCCGGCTGTCGTAGTGCTTCGAGCGGTGATCGTCTCAGTTACATAGGCGATGTGGAGACGCGGAGCGGAAGGGTTGAATTTTCCTCGCATCTGCCCTTCAAGTACGAAGCCGCTTCGGCGTAGATATTTGACAACATCTAGCACCATCTTCGCAGTTGCCGGATCATACGCTCCGATCGAAACGTCTTCCATTAGTCCTCAAACGCCTTCACAATGCACTTACAGCTTGCGGTATTTGCTTTCATGTAAAGCGTTACGCTCGGCTCAAGGCGAAACAAAGCGAACTCGTTCGCTTCAAGCCGGCCACCGTAAACGCCTGTTGAGAAACCCCATTGCACATAATTTGTAGAGTCGATGTTTTTTAGGTAGCACCATCCTTCAGTACTCAACTCTGGAAACGTGAAAGACTCTTCCGACGTTCCGATAGTCACATAGCCAGGAGTCGGGCCGCCAGACGCGGCTTGCGTGAATTGAAGAGTACCAGTTGAGATGCTTTCGTTTAGGTTTCCGTTTGTTACTCGCAAAGATGCCGAGACTGTGATTTCGTTTGCCATGTTAAAGGAGTCCTAAGGCGTTGTAGGGAAGGCTGCCGTATCGTTGAACTTCAAGCCAGAAGGCGTTTTCTTTTTCAGTTTCTTCAGTGCCGTCTTGTTTTAGCAATACTGGACGCGTCATCGGCTCGCCAGCTTCATCGAGGGCACGTATTTTTTTGTTATCTTTTTTGATGTAATAGCCCTCGTGGCGAACTCTGGCATACCACGCTTTTGCGGGAGTTGTTCGGTAGGGATAGCGAAATTGAATTGATGCCGAGACATCCCATATTCCGCCGTTCTGCGAAGTCGCACTGTATGCGATGAGCCGTCCTGTTCCTGGTGGGTAGCCAAGAAACGTATCTGAGTTCGTCGAATGCCGATAAGCGTGAACAGCCGACGGTGAAAATGCTAGAAACTTGCGTTGAATTGTGACGACCTGATCGGCAATGTTCATTGTCACGCCTTCTATTGCTTCATTGAGCACGGTGACAATTGGATTCCCGTTCCAGTCCTCATCGATTGCTTGCTCGCTTTCAGCATCGCTCCAGGTGATATTTACCCCGCCGAAGTCGTTGTTTTCACCGCTGCCGCCTTGTCCGGTGTAGTTGATTGTCATCAAGTACATAATCGGCGAAACACGTTCCACGCTAGCCGATGCCGCATAAATATACGGAAAGTCGTCGCTGTATTGCGATCCCATTGCAGGTAGCCCAGGAGCGGCGTACACCTCATACAACGAGGTCTCTGGAACTGCCTCGACGACAATCTGATAGCCGACCTCAACGCTGACTTCGTCGGCACTTACAGAAGAAGAGAATCGCGACCACATTTTGTGAACGTCTAAAACAGCCATTTTATTTTATGATCTTAACTCCAAACTTCTTCTCTTCTTCTTTCGTTTGCTTGTGCAATTCCTCAAGCTGTTTCTTTTCAAGTTCTAGCTGTTGTTTTGTAGCTGTCCGATATGTTTTGGTGTATTCATTGAAGACGATTACCAAGTCTTCGACTGGCTGCCTTACTCTGCCTCTTGTTAGAAGTCGAGACTCAACAGCCTGAAGGTCAGGAGTTGCATTCGCAATGATTGCTCCACGACGATTCTCTAAAGCATCAAACATCGCGTTTACTTGGCTGCGTTGCGTTTCATTAACTGCAAACTTCAACGCGTCCTCTCTTTCTTTTTTAAGAGGATCAACGCCTCCTGGTTTTAATTGAGCTGCTATTCCGCCGACAATGTCCTGGATGATCAAGTCGTTAATTTTAGATCTTATGTTTTGATCGTTTCCCGCGGCCCTTAGCATATCTTCGTATTCTGCAGCTTTAGGGCTGGTTGCAGATGACCTTATGCTCTGATTCAACTTTTCGAGGATTCCAGGGATCTTGTTCCACTCTGGAACATCTATTGCAGCTTTTGCTCCAGCGGATCCAGAAAAGCCAGGATCAAACTTTCTTCCGGCGGCATCTATTTCTGAAGGCGATGGCAGCCGCATGCCAGGAACCATTCCTATTCTTTCAAGAAACCTTAAAACGGAATCTTCAGCAGAACTTAGCCTTTCTCCAAGCGTCATCCAGTCACGCTTCATAAACCCGCTAAACCAGGAAAACGCGACAGCAACTTCATTAATTCCGTCGATTAAAGGCTGAAAGTCTATCCGTTGCATTTCAGATAGTGTTTCTTCTAGCCAATTCGCAAAAGCCTCTATCTGCGGTGCCAGTTCTCCGATAACCGCTGTTTGCATTCCGTCAAACGCAACGCCCATCCTTGCGATTGCGTCATTCATCGCACCGATAGCCTGTACGGTTTGTTCTGTTGCTCCTCCATGAAGCAACTTGAAAGCCTCCATCGATTCCGCAAATTGTTGACCAATCATTGCCGGAGATAGTTCGCCGCTGCTCTTTCCAAGAACCTGAGAGGCAAGAAGCGATCTCTGGTTCATGTTTGGAATGTTAGATAGGGCATTACGCAATTCTAAAAACTGGGCGATTGGAGATTTTGACGACATGCCAGCGGCGTCCAGCCCTAACAGCGAAAACGCACCTTGTCCCTGAAAGTTTTTGCCACTGGCAATTTCAGCAACGGTAACGCGAAGTTTCCGAAGAGAAGCAATTGCCGTTTCAAAGCTTACGTTAGCTGCCTCTTCCATGGCAAATGTGAAAGCCTGGACGTCGGCTACCGTTTCGCCAAGTCCAGCAGCTACGTCTGCTATTTGATCGATTTTAGAAGCTTCTTCAATAAACGGGCTGACAAATCTTGTAGCTGTACTTACGGCACGGCTAAAAAGATCAAGGCCGTCGCGAACGCCAGAAATCGCCAGCGACCATTTTTGAAGACCACTGTTTGTAGCCATTCCGCTAACTTTGGACGCAACGGAATTAATTACGCTGCTCGCGTTGTCGATTGCGTTTATGGCTATAACAACGTCAGACATCGCTAATCCTTTGTGATCTCGTCATTAATGATCGACTGCTCGCAGTTCAGCATAGACCACAAAGAGACAAACCAAGCAGACTGATCTAGCAGCCCGCCGGCAACTGGCAAGAATCCTTTTTCAGCATGGCTTGCCATGTTTACCGCTCTTGCTAGATAAGGATCGACAAACTTTTTTCCGCATGTTGTCAATTGAAAATAACCGTCAATGCAGTGCTGACAGCCAATCCCATCGCACATAGGACATTCAATATCCGCCGGCGTGTTCGGTCCGATTCCGCTTTGGCACTCGTCATAGTTGCATCTTTTGCAAGTCAGCCCGTTTCGGATGAAGGCGGCGACTCTAACTTTTTTCGCTCTTCTGGCGTTAAGCTAGCCTCCAGTGTTGCGTCTCCAATAAGCTCCCAGCACTCACGTCGAGTTAAAAGATTTTCCGCTTCGTCAAGTGTAAAGGATAGCCCGCCCATGTTTTCCCAGCCGGCCAAAACAATTTCCAACGCGTCACGAATTAAATTAGCTTTTTCCGCGTTGCTACTTTGCTTTTGAAAGTCGCTTGCAATATCGCGAAGCTTGTCATCTTCTCGCCCGCTCAGAATTCGAAGCTTGAAGGTTGGCGGCGGTTGCTTGTCTCGGTCAGTTTTCAAGACGTAGCTATAAGTTCCGCCGCTTTCTAATTTTCTTGGCATACGTTAGCTGTTATCCGTAAAGGTGATGGAAAACTCTCGGTCGTCTGTTTGTGCGTTGCGGTTGCACTGCCACTCAAGCTCGTCAGTTACTAGGCGGTTTCGGTCGCCTTCTTGAATGTTAATGATCTGGGCTTTAGGTGCCGCGAAGACAAACGACCCGTTTCCAGTAGCACTGGCTAGCCCGATCGATAGCGATGCCTCTAGCCTGGCAAGCCAGTTGGTGTAGCTTGGCCGCGTGGCAACTAGCTTTGCCTCTGGGTTGGCGGTAACCATCGGCTTGCGGTTGGTGATGAGTGCCGAGTGAAAGCCGCTGGCATCCGTGGCACATTCACGCATCATAATTTCGTTGCCGAGGTCGATGGTTGCCGTCTCATAGCAAAGAGCGATCGAGTTGAAGCTAGCCTGTACGCCAGCCGCCCGCAGTGGCATTTCAGCAGTCGGCGTTTCGAATCCAGGATAGGTCGGGTCGATGATTGCCGAGTCTGTAGGCGTCACCCAAATCCCGGTAAACGTCCACTCGATGGTAGCTCGCTTGCCAGTTGCCAAGTTGATCTTGAACGTGCCAGCAGCTCCGCGAATCGACTTAAACATACCGTCCTGATAGCAGCCAATCGTCAGCGTCTTAACGTCGCTGCCAGGTGCTGCCGTCTTTGGGTACCATACGCCAGTATCCTTGACCAATCCGCAAGCTGGGAAAAACGTCGTCACCCATGATGGATCGCCGGTGCCGTCCCAGCTTATGTCTGTCTTGAAGCTAGCAGTACCCTTGTACCCTCCAGGCACGCTTGCCAGATAGCCAAACGAGCCTTGCCCTTCTCGCTCCTCGAATTCAATCTCGGGCTGGATCATGACATCGTAGGCATTGAATGCAGCCTCGCTAGCAGTCAGGGACTCAGCCGTCCCGACAGTCGCTTCGACTTTGGCGGCAAGCACTCTTTTTCGTTTTAGCAGCGTCATGATTTTCCCTTATATCTTGCCTTCCAATTCAAGTTCAATTTTGCGAATGCGACGATCAATTTCGTATGCGAACCGTTTTTTCGTTTCTTTAACAGTCGGTGCCAGGTGATTGTTTTTAGTAAATGCTCCGTACGCAGAAGGCCCTCGCAAGAGAATAATTGGCAGCCTTTTTTTGCCGAGTCTCTTAAAGGCGTGCCCCTTGAATCTTACTAAGGACACTCCAGGTTTTGGCCCCATAAACGCATGAGGAATCAAGATTGATTTTCCGGATTTTCTTACCTTGACTTTGACGCCACCATCTTTTTGCTCTGGCTTAAAATGCTTGATGCTATACCTGAAACCTTTTTTCAAAATGACTTCAGTTTGTGGCATTGCTGCCGTTGCCCGCTTTCCAATAATTCCTTTTTTTATTTCACGCTGAGTTAAATTCACCTCAATTGCAATTAGCTTAGCAATCTTGGACTTTGTCATTTTGGCCGTTTCATTGACGGCAACTGCTAGCTCTCTCTTTATTTTCTTTGCGTTGTTTTCTAGCAACGAAGAAAGCTTGCGGATCTTTTCTTTGTCAACCGAAATATTGATCATAGTCTCGTCGCGTAGGGATCTAGTTCAGAGACTCGGTATAGCACAGTTAGCGGCAGGTTTACGCCATCAATCCCGCCGTCGGCGTTGATAAGCTCTTTCGCCTTCCATGCCGCATCGATCGCGTTGCCATCAAAGGTATGCCAGGTAGCCGCTGGGATGCAGACCGCCTTTTGAACGTCGGCCGCAAACTGCGAAACCTCTTGATCAATCGCGGTGCTGCTGTTTTCGTCGGTAAGCAAATGGCAATGAATGTTGAACGTCAGCTCACGGGCAAGCCCGACTGGGTTGCCTGGATACATTAGTTCGTCAACTTCCACCGTCTCGCCCATCGTCAACACAATTTGCAAATGGTCTGGAGTAAAGTTGCCTAAGCGGGTCGGCCGTATAACCGATCGAACTTTGGTTTGATAGCTCGTGCTGCTAAGCATCAGTCGAAGCCGGCGATGTAGCTCGCGAGCGATTCGCTCTTCGACTGTATACGTCAGCGGCATTCGAGCACCAACATTCCTTCGTCGTGGCCAAGTAGCTTGAGGATAGAACGCTTGCTGGCCTGCTGACCGACCCTTACGGCGAACTCTAAGGCGTCGCCGCCAAGGTTTAGCTCGTGGCTTGCAATCCCAGTTTCCGAGTTGTTGGCAACGTGGATTTCAAACACAGGCAGGACAGAATCGCCATCCTCTGGCAGTACTGCAAGCTGTTCGCGAAGAACAACCGCATTAATCGTCCTTGCCTCGCCGGCACGCGGGTAGTACGTAACCGGCTCGGCAAAGTCGTCGGCGTTGCAGAACACGCTATCGGCATCAGCCTGGATCGTGTCGTGCAGCGTCATAATTATCGCTTCGACTCTACGCGAACGTAGTCGATCGTCACCGCGTCAATGTTGGCACTGGAGGTCTTCTGGATCTGGAAGAACGGTTGCAGGCTTCCGGTGGCTTCGCCCATGTCAAAGGTCGTCGAAGCTGCAACGCGATCGCCGTCGATGAAGAATCGGACGTCGTTCTTGCCGGCCGAAAAGTCGATGACGAACTCCTTATAGGTCGTCGCCAAAGTCTTGCCGGTTGCCTTGTCGTCCAAGTCCAAGACGTTGTCATCGGTCTCGACAACGACAGCGGTCGTCGAGGTCGCACCGACCATCTTAAACTGAGCATTGTTGGTAGTCGAGTCAGTGTCGTCAGCACGATTCGACTGCAAACCCCAAACGATCGTGGTGCCAGAGGTACAACCAGACACTTTGACGCGAGTTTCAAAGCGTTGAATGTTGTCGATGTCGAAGCAAAGCTTGTTACCAAAGTCCAAGCAGACGTTTTGAACTTCGCCAGTCGATTCCAGCGTCAAAGCCACTTCGCCAGTTGCCGAAGGAGTCACGCTTGCGTAGGTCGGAGTTCCACTGGAGGAGGTGTCGGTCACCTTCCAGAAGCCTTCGCCAACCGTTGCGGCGTACGTTTGACCGCCGAAGAAGTCATCCTCAAAAATCGCGAAATCTCGAATACCAGCCATTTTATTTGAACCTTTGTTGTGAGTTGTTGTGTTGCCGAAAAGCCCGCCGCCCAGTTAGGCAGCGGGCAGAGAGTTAGCCGTTAGATCAGGCAGAGTTGCGGAACAGGCCACGCCAATCGATGGCCTTCACGCCGAAGGTCTGGCGAACCTTGTACTTGTAGGTGTCAGTGGCGAAGTCCCACTCGCTCTCAAGAACTGGCGATTCCTCGCCGCTCAAGAAGCAAAGTTCGACGGTGTCGATCTGGGCTGGGTCGGCGGCCAAATACCAGTTGGTGGTTGAGGCACCATCAAGCTGCGGCTCAACGATCACATTGAGCGAGCGAGCACCGCCAGGGCCGTAGATGTTGGCCGTGTTGGCGTTACCAGCAGCACTTCCGCCGGCGGCAGGGTCGGCAGTCGAAGCCATCAACTGCAAGGCTTCCGCCGAGTAGTTGGCCGGCACAATCAAGAAGCGAGGCACAATGCCGAGAATGGCATCGGAGCTGATGCCCTTTTGCAGCATCATCTTTTCGAATCCAGTCGACAGCGTTGCAACCGCCGGAGCAGCAGCACTGCCCGAGGTGTTGTCGCCGGATGCGTGCGAAGAAGAGAACAAAGAGTAACCATCGCCCATGGTTGGGTTGCTGGTCAGCACCTCGTAAACCTTCTTATTCTGCATCCGCCGAGCAGCGTTGCCGTGCATGGCTGGGATGCGGCTGATGGCGTCGAGGTCATCGTTGACGACCGTTTCCCAAGACACGGTGAACAAGGCACCGTACTTTTGAACGCTGTAAGATTCCTTCGAATCGCCGACGCTCTTCTCGGGATACTCCTTGCCTTCCGGAACCATTTCCAAGTTTGGCGATTCGCCGAACCGGATACGGTTGATGGCCTTGAAGTCCTCAACGCTCGGAGCTTGGCGAGCCCATTGCGACCAAGAGTAGATCGCTTCGTCATAAGCAGCCAGCAACGTCTTGTTGGCGGCATCGAGCAGCAGGTTGGTAAAGCTGCCGGTGGTGTGATAAGACTCGGATCGCTTGATATACCGCTCGCTGATTGAGCGGTTACCCATCGCCGCCATCGCGATTTCGCGATTGCTCATCCGCTCGACTGGGTAGCCAGCACGCGACAGAACAGCGTACGCCAAGCGGTTGAGGCTCAAGCGTGCGAAGTCGTTAGCCCCGGCAGCCGGGTTGTCAACTTTGTGCCGCTGAACTCGAGCTCCTTGATAGGAGCGAATCAGCAAGCCGTCGCGGACGGCGGCATTGAACTTGTCGTCTTCGGAAGCCGTGACCTTGATCTCGGCTCCACCGACCGTTTGGCCGATCTCTTTGGTACTCATCTTTCGAAGGATCCTTTCGCGGGCGTCTTCAACGGATAAACCGGAATCGCAAAGCTCGTCAGCGAAGGCCCGCTCAAGCTTGGCAAGTTTGCAATCCTGGATAATGGTCTTCCGCCGCTTCGCGTCCGCGGTGAGGTGTCGCTTGACTTCCTCTTCCACGTCCATCGTTTTGGCGACAGGTTCGGTGGCTTCTTCGACTGGCTTGTCTTCCATGACTTCGCGTTTCGAAGCCTCAACAGGCTCGACTGGCAGAGATGCCATTTCGTCAGATACTTCGCTCGCTTCTTCTGCGGCTTCGCTGCCCATCATTCCGGCGACCCAAGCCAGGATCTGGTTGGGATCTTCCATGCCTTCGGGTAAGCCTTTCGCCTGCAAAGCGGCGAGCACTTGTGCATCGATCATTCGAGATGATTCCTTTCTTGCCGCTTCGAGATATGAGCGACGGACGGTTGAATAGTTGTCTGCCCCGCAAGCGACTAAGCTTGCATCCAAAGGCGTCCAACTCAGAACGATGTTTGCTGGGCCTTCGATGACGTTGCCAGCAGTTGTGCGATACGTTTCGCCGCGTTGAACAAACCGCGTCTCGAGCGGTTCGGCGGTGATCGAGAAGTCTGTGAGATGCCCTTCGGAAAGCTTTGCATAAGCTTCTTGCGAGGCTGCGTCAGATGCGAAGTAGGCATCGCCGCCGAACTCATCGCCATCGACGCTGACATTGCGAAGGCTGCCGACGACGTTGCGGATGGTGCTTTGATCGTGGCTATCGACGATCGGGAGTTGCGTGCGACCTGGACGCATTCGCATCCCGTCCATCAGCAGCACTTCCTTGACAACCATTCCGCGATCGTCGTCATAACGAAGAACGGGCGTTTCGGTGGCAGTTACAACGCGAACCGATCGCCGAGTTGCGTCAGCGGTCGAGGCAACCACCGAGACTTCCCGCATGACGAGCGATGGAGTTTTGGCTGGCGGTAGCTTGCCCTTTCTCATGCGTCCACCTCGTCCAGATTGGTTTCGATGGTTCCATCGCTTGCGTCGGCGATGAGTGCGTCGATGTTGGCTTGAGATAGACCAAGCGTTGACAGCAGCACCGACGCCTTGGTCGAGGTGATCGAGCCATCAACTAAGCCAGATAGAACGTCTTCGATGGCCTTGCCGTTTCGCTTCCATTGCAGGCGAGACAGACCAGCCATTTCGCCCGTACCGACTGCGGCTGGCTGCTCGGCCGGCGGTGCCGTAGCTGCAATCTGCATCTCTTCAGGAGTCAGCAGCCCGAGTTGCTTGCGTAGCCGTTCTTCCTTGGCTCGCTGATAGAAGACAGCTCGATACGAGCGACCGCGGCTACCCAGTTCCGTCTGGTAGTCCGACATGAACGTCTTGATAGATTGCTCGGCTGAAGCTTGTTCCGATTGCGGATCGACCCATTCCCACTCGGGAGTCTGCCACTCGACCGGAGCGTACTTGCGACGATCCTCTAGCAACTCAGCGGAAGTCGGAAACTCTTCCATCCCAGAGATTGCCGCAGCATCACAGAACGCATCCCAGATGGGTTGGCACATGTGATTGAGCAGATACCGCTGCCACCGACGA